GGGGGGGCGGGAAAGGATCAACGTCATAACGATCCGTGTATGTAAGCAGTTGTTTTATGGAGGTCAGCGAGGCTCATAGCCTTCAGTCACTTTTGTGGCCGTGTCACTCTGATATATTTTACTTTCCTTTCTAAATCCAGCAATGGTCTTATTAACAACAACTGGTGGGCTCATAACCTGCCACATGCACACTCCTAGCCTCTCTGGTCCATTTATGTCTGGGGAAGTGAGTTTTTAGCCAACCGAAGTATTCTGAGGAAATCCAAGCAGGTCGCGCCCTGCTTTTACTAGACCTTTGAAATGATAGGACGGCGTAGAACCAGGTACCTCTATCCACCTCCTCATTCTGTTATGAATGGTTGGCATCTCTGGGCAACCGGGTATGTCAAACAAACAGAACAGAATGGGTGGTGGACAGATCTGTCTGACGAGGTGTTCAGCACCAAAATTTAGCAAACCAACAAATTCGTATGACAAATTTTATCTCCAACTCAATAATGCAATTAGAAATAGATGATGAGAAGAAGCACCTCTGCTCCCCTTCTCGTCCTGATGAAACAAGATCCACTAGTGGACACCTTCCATGCCACCTTGGTTGTACTGGGGCGGTATGTAGTATATTAGACATAGTAGACGTAGTTAGACTTTACGATTTTTCTGAAGATGAATTGGACCCCTTTCAGAAAAATTTTTCCGACTCTTCTGACAGCCAGGAGGAAGAAGTTATTGTACAAAAGATAAGATGGAAACAGATCAACCGGCACACAGCTATGGACCCCACACACAAACCGGGGCGTCGTAGAGGAAGTCGCCGCAACATCCAGAAGAAATTCGATTCCACTTTGGGCTATCCTGGCGAAGGCCCCAGGTATGAGGATGAAATCCTTGATTTGGTAATTGATTTGGCCCCGTGGCAATACGAAGGAGGTGAGTGTGCTGAGGAAAGGTGCACCCATCTTGGCCATGGGCATAAAAAGGATCCACTTGTAGGAAAAGCCAAGCGGCAAGAGGAAAAGAAAGCTGGGCGCAAGAAGGGGAAGAACAGTGGAATATCTATTCCCTGTTTGGACTCGCTTTGTGCTCGTGACTGCCAGAAGACTGAGCATTCACATAATTCTGTTCTCGATTGCCATCAGGGCAACATTTTCAACGAATACAAGAAGGAACCTAAGAATCGCGCCTCTATTGAACGTGTGCGCGCAGGAATCAAAGTACCATTAAGCAAGCGGCCCTATATATCTCTGACCACTAGGCGCAAACCTAAGAACGACAACCATGCCACTGATCTAGCTGAAAGTTCAGTTCTAGACGCAGGGGATGCTAAGTTAATAGCGTTTTGCGAGGAGGAACTTGAGATTGTCCCAGTGTTTACCCCACCAAGTAAACCTAGTGCGGCTTGTGAGGATAAAACTAGTGATAATAATACTGATGATCATATAGAATCCTACACCTTTGGTGACTCCACCGACATCTTGGAGGCCCTGCGGGGGTCAATAGATGACAAATTAGATGATAATAACAAGGCCATGGAAATTGAGACATACTCAGCAGCTCACTCCTATATGAGTGGTTTTTCTTTTACTGAATATCTTTTGGTAGAGGACCGGAAAGAAGTGCTTTTCAATGAAGCTAAACAGTTTCTTGGATATGGTCGCCGTGTTCATGTTGATGATCCGCGCCTCAAAGCTTGGAAAAGCGTTGGTGGTGTGTTGACTCAAATGGAACAAGCGGCCGTAGACGGAAATACGATGCGACTCGATCTTGAACTTACTAACCATAGTGAGGTAAAAGTCGAGCCGGAGCTCATTGAAGATGTGCCTCTCTCTAGTCCAGACGAACTTCCTGATTTCGGAGTGGATGCTGTGGTTCATCAAGCTTCACCACTGCCCTGGCCTATGTACCAAACTCTCACTAGTTCCGTTGGTGATGAGAAAGCCTCACCTGCTCTTCAACAGCAGGTGCCCCCGTCTGTTCCCGTGGTTCAGGTGCACAATGCACCCCCACAGGTTTCAGTTCAGGGGCCTGCACAACCAGTTGGTAGTGCAGTGCCACAGGCTCCTCACATCGATGGAGATCTAGCGAAGCGGGTATATATGCTCAGGAGAGGGGTGAAGACCGTGCATGTAGCATTTCCAAAAACTATTGTCTACCGTTTTGGCAAGAAGATTGATAGCACTATGAGATTTTTCAATCGAACATTCAGATTATCTCGAGTTGACCGCACAAGTGTGCGGACTGTTGACCAATTTAAGCTAGGAGCGGACCTACCACCTGACAGTATTATACGTGGCAAGGAAATTCGACCAACGGAGGCACGCAAGATCGTGGATAACTTTAGACCCGGCTATGGATCTTTGTTGGAGCATGACAGGTTGTCAGTCGTGGACATTCTGGGGTACACTAATGAGGTTCAAGTAACCATTTTTAGCAATGCCGCAGTCAAACTACTTCAGGACAAACGCCTTGATGCTTCTACTTCATTTCGCAGTTCGGGCCACGTCGTCACGGCAGTCTTTGGCAGGATCCATAAAGCAGCAGAGTCTACTGATATTGCTGGAATCCCACTGAATGAGCTGCTGATTAAAGCGGACCGAGGCATTTGGCAGAAGACGGTGGCTTACGTTGCGTACCAACTTTTTATACGTGACGCTGAGCGTAACTTGATTTTACCTAGTGCAGATATACCACTAATGACGTCGGTTTTCCAAGAACTGGCTGCAGCTATGAAACCCCTACTTTCTGCGGCCTCTATAGGGTTGAGGGGGTCATAATACCAATTAGTAAAGCATATAGATGGAATAATAAGTTCCGGGTAATCAATGGGAGGAGGCATTTCGACAACAATATGAAGATCTGTTTTCCACCTGATGAGAGACTGGAATCTAAACGAGGCTTTTACATCACTAGGAGTATGGGCATCGATTCCAATATAGTTATATATAAGATTAGTAATGAAAATCTCAGCTACGCAGCTGGCCGGTTATTGAGTTGTCGTGAGGCACAAATTCCTGGTTTCTGTGAGATGTTGAGGTTTAATCAGAGAAATTTTCTGAGACACCCTAAAACCATAAAGTTTATTGAATTGATGAGAGCAACTTATGAATGTTACTTCGATGATTATCAAGGGAGGGATCAAGAAATGTTAGACCATGTCACTGACAAGAATCCAAAGAAGAAATTGCGGATTGCTGTATGTGCGAGCATGGAGGACGAGGGCACAAGGCATGATCGAGTGTTGAGTAAACGTATCGTTGCTAAGGGCAAGAATGAAATTGCCAAGATTAACAAATGGATGCGGTTATACACCTCTTTCGGTCCTGAGTCTGCTCTACAAGCCGGGTGGCTGATGGCTGTGATGAAAGGAGCGCAAGCTTCTGCCCCTATTTTTGTTAATGGTGGGTGCATCGAGTTTGTCAAGTCCCCTAGCCTGTCTTCTATGAAACACACATTCGGAGAGATCATTCAACCAAGTGGTCGCTTTCATGCAGCAGTGTTTAGTGACGATTCAACTCTTGGGATAACATTTAAGAATAAGGTTAGGTGGTATAATTTGGACATCAGCAGCTGTGATGCGTCTCACGAACACGAGATGTTTCTTGCATGGATGGACAGTTTTCCCGCCTGTTTGAAGGAGGAGGTTAAGGATCTTTGTGATCAATCGCTTCTGCCGCTGGATTTATATTCGGTGGATTTGAAACATAAAATCACATTGGCCGCTTTGGGTTATTTTCTCGGTTCTGGTCATTTGTCCACTACTTCTATAAACACATTTGTTGTGTTTCTCATCATCTGGTGGATCACCAGTCATGAGATATCGTCGGAAGATGATATTAAGAAGTATGCAAACCAGTCCGGGTATATTCTCACTGTGGAGCCATGCGTAAAGATCCAAGACATTCAATTTCTTAAGCACTCGCCATGTATTGACATTGACGGTGAAGTGCAGCCTGTATTGAACCCCGGAGTCTTATTGAGAGGAGCAGGAACATGTAATTACGATTTTCCCGGATCTGGACCTCTAAAATACCGTGTTTTGGCGTTTAACGCTGCTAGAATTCAAAGTACATACCCTTTCGTTGACACTGAGCTGTTGCATAACATGAAGGGCGTGGCTGGGAATACAAGCATTAAAGCATGGGCTGAGATCGAGAGACAAATGATTGGAACGAAGATTGAGCAGGACACAAAAGTTATGCTTCGCTTTGACACACATGAATTTCTGGCTCGTTATGATTTGACACCTTATCAAGAAGATCAAGTTGTTCAAGAATTCGGAAGGCTTGAGTTTGGTTGGCAGATTCGCAACCGTGGGTGTCACAAGATCCTGATGAAGGATTATGGCATCTCGTGCGTCTAGATGAAGGGCACCACCCTTTGT